GAATAATTTTTATATCCGCGCTTAATCATTTCAAATGTAAACTGGACAAACATATCCCACACCTCGGGGTGTTTCTTGTGGAACTCCGTCACCTGAAAGCGCATTTCGTCTGTCCTATTCATACGACGGCTCCGGTATCACGATGCCCATATCAAGGCACTTTGTTTCGAGGAACAGCAAGTAATCGCTGAACTCTTGTTTGTCGAGCGCAGAGGAACGCTTGAGCGGTCGCAGGCGCTTCCTGCCAAACCCCTCCAGCGTCTCCCATCCAAAGCACTCACCCAGAAAGTAATCGTGCAGGTCATCGCGCTGCCATCCGCGCAACGCCTCGCCACCGCCCTCAAGGATGGACGGGTACACCACGCCCCACAGGAACTTGTTCTGTTGGTTGGTGCGCGGCTTCTTCCACTCCGTAACCTCGACCGCCCATGTCTTGAGCGGGTCAAGGTTAGACACCATCCGCGCCACGACAGATGCCATAGCGTCGGGTCTGGTGCCTCGCGGGAAGATGCGTTTCATCGCTCGGATGCCCTCACCCGTCCAGCCCATTGCTTCCATTCGTAGGCGTATTCGACATTCTGGTATTCATCGAACCACGGGCCACCCTCGGTGAAATGCACGCAAGTCGGGTCAGGAACCTGCGCCCGTGTGTGCCAGCCCTCCAAGTAATTGAAGGTCGGCGGCAACGCACCAATGTGCCGGTCATTCACCCACATGAACCGATGCAGGTACATCCCGGTTTCGCTGTTCACGATTTCGGGTGTCAGCCCACCCATTGACGGATGGCTGCAATTGAACCACATAAACGACGACCAGTTTTTGCGCGGGTATTGGCGCTGTACTTGCCCGTCCATCTTTTTTAGAGATGTAGGCTTGTAGTCGTGCTGGACACACCACACGGCAACATCAGGATTGTTGAAGTCGAGCAACGGCTTCAGACTGTGCCGTACCAGAAAGTCACAGTCCATGAACAAGGCATTGCCTCTGAAGTTGCAGAGCGCAGGCACAAGGAACCGGCTAAAACTAAACTCCGTGGATGAGAACGCGTCTGGTTCGCGCCAGTACATCCCCATCTCACGGAGGTCATCCAGTCGAAGCGCGACAACCTCTGCCTCCATGTGTTCCAGAATGGACGCACGGGCCACCTCGTAGGCGATGTCCTCGCGGCTATCGTATCCGATGAAGATTTTCAAAACGGCAAATCCTCATCGTCGTTAAACTTCTCGGGGTTTTGCTCTGCCATTGTCTTAGGACGCGCAGCCTGCTTCGGCTCAAACTTGAGCGACATAAAAGCATCGCCGGTCTTACTGCTGCGCTTAATCCACGCGCTGATGTTGAGGTCGATATTGTTAAGAACGGCAGAGCCGCGATAATCGGGGGCTTTTTCGTTGCCGCGCTTATCGTTCTTAAACAAAACGCCACGGTTGTTGTTGTCGTACTGCTTATTCACAGGGTCACCTTTTCTAGTTTGTTAAGTTTGTCGTCCAACTCTTGCAGGAAGATGGTCACTTCCTGCTCAAGCATCTTGATGTAGTCGTCATCACGCGGGACGCGCACGACTAACAGTTGCAGCCGCTCGGGCAGACGCGGGTCGAAGGACACGAAATCGCACCACGGCTTACCGGCACACGCCATCTGCCATTGCATCTGCGTCACATACTTCTGCGGCGGTTTGCCGTCGAAGATGTATTCGAGATGGGTCGCGGTGTTCGGGCATTTGATTTCCACCAAACCCTCCTCGGCAAACCCGTCAGGGCTGGCACCAGACATTGCAACAGTCGGATGGTCAATGAAGCCGACATCCTCGACCAGTATCCCGGTCTTGGCGGCGTAGGCGGCTTTGGCGTTCGGCTCCTGCTCTGTCCCCCATTCCATCGCGGCGTTGGTGAACGAGGATGCCTTCTGGCCTGTCAGCCGCTCGACCACAAGGTCAGCCATATAGTTAGCGCGACCTGCGCCATAGCCGGTCTTGGTCTTGGCGATGACATCCGCCACACGCGAGGCCGTGACCTTGCCGAGCCGTGCGGCAAACCAATCGTCGGTGCGCTGTTCCATCATATTTTTAATACCTTTTCAATAAATGATACTGTCAATGGGACTTGTCCATCCGGCAATTCTTCGTACAAATCACAACGGTCATATGCGCTCACGGGTTGTTGCCTTGCTTTTATGTATGGCGGCCAAGCAAACGCGCAAAATCCTTCGTCGTCTTTTTTCTCAACATAAAAAATGCAACTTCCGCAACACCGTTCCCCTTGATGTTTGCTCATGTCGTACCCCCGTTGCCTAACTCCTTTTTGCGCGCGCTAAACGCATCTATGTGCGTTGCGCGGATGGCGGGGTCAAGGGACTTGAACAAGGCAAGGAGCGCAGCAGCGTCAGCCGCCGCCGCAATCTGCGCCAGCACCTCGGGACTAGGTTCGGTTTTCTCTGCCTCGGGCAAGTCACTTCCCGCGTACAAGTACAGGCCCAATCCAAATAACGAGCAGCACTTCGTAACGGCGCGTTGTATTGCGGTGTTTGTTGCAAACGAGTCGGGGTTCACAATCGGACGATTGCGGTTGTCCATCACCGGCAGGATGCAAGTTTTGATGTCGCCCTTTATTTCGACCGACACCTTGACCATCGCCGTGCCGTTACGCAAAACCATAACGGGGCTGTTGTCCCACTCGTGCGCCGTCCAACGGGCTGACGGGTCAATCTTCAGCACCTCGGCCCACGCCCACGCCCATGACAGGTAAGACAGGTTGCCCTTCTTCTCGAGGTGACCGTTGACATTGATTTTCAGAAGTTCCGACATTTCTTGCTCTCCTCAATAATCTGTTTGAGTTCACGCCGCAGTTCGTTGTGGCGGTCGATGTCTGCTTGCGTCCATGTGAGGGTCACCGGCTCCGTGTAGTACCGCCGTTCCTCGCACTCGCGCTGCTGCTGCCAGTTATCTTCATCCACGGCGCACCTCCTCTTCGATTGGGCAAGAGCCGTCGCACGGCGCGATGATGGCGGTGATGACGATGATGCTGACGATGAGCAGCAACAAGATGGTGGCGCGTTTGATTTCGTCGCGGCTCACGGCTGCACCCCCGCGCTGATGAGCGCCTGTGCCAGTCGCTGCTCGGCGCGCACCATGTCAGCGGCGCGTGAGGCGATACGCATGGGGTCAAGCGCAGCCCCGCGCGCGCGGTACTCGGCGATGTAGGCCGCGTATTCGCAGTCGTCGATGGATTTGGTTAGCAGCATCCGCGACCATGCGGCGCGGAGTTTGTCGTCGGTGATGGTGACCCCGAAGCGGTCGATGGCGTCCCAGAGGTTCATGTCTGTTGCTCCTGTCTGTGGATGTAACGATTAACGGTTAACCGCGCGTATGTCTTAAAAACGGGTTAACCAATCTCAACAACTCTATAGATTGCAGTCGCCCAATCGCCGTTTAGTTGGCGCAGAGATTCAATGGCGTTTTCGGCATCAAGGCGAGTTTGAAACTCGTTGTTATCGCCGATGTTGTCCGCGCTCCAGCCGTTTGCGTTGAGCGTCTCTATCTGATACATGGTTGTTGCTCCTGTCTGTGGCGGTCGTTTGTGACCGTGGAGATAGGTTAACACAGGTTTATCCGTTGTCAACACCCCCCTTGCATTTATTTTCACGGGCGTTAACTTCCCCGGCATGGACATCCAGACCGCACTCGCCGCCGTTGGGGGCCGTAAGGCCGAACTCGCCCGTAAGTTGGGGGTGAGCAAACCTGCCGTCTCGAGGTGGGTCAAAGCAGGGAAACTGCCTGCCATGCGCGTCTGGCAATGGAAGGCTCTGGAAGCCTCGACCCCGCCGATTACAGCCGATTCCGCGCCGAAGTAAGGCTGACCCCTACCCCCGCCCCAAAGCCGCCAGAATCGCTCTGGTGCGGCCTCCTGTGCGACCGGACGAATCTGGACGAACCCGGACGACTGCCCTCAAACGACACACCCTCCGTGAAGGAGGGCTTGACGCGGCCGGGGGGTATGGCCGAAACTCAACTGGCTTGGCGAGGCTCGGAGAGATTAACGCCGG